GATTCCCCGCATCTCCACGGATTGAAAGCCGCCAGAAATGGCGGCTTTTCCTTTATTTCCAACGGTTTGCGACTGTTGCCGATGTTTATCGAGATTACGAAAATCACGTCGTTTTCTAAAAAATGTTGCCAAAATGTTGCCACGGAACAAGCCCTCGAACAACAAAACGCCTCTCCCCCAGCCATGCTGAGAGAGAGGCAACTCCGTATGGACTTAACAGCCGTCAAGCTCGACGCGAAGCTCTGTCAAGTGTCGCCGCCGAATCGGTGGCAATGATTATTTTTCGCCGGAATCGTCCGGCTTGGCCGCCGTGAGCTGGCTCACGCCGATCAGAGCGCCAACGAACAATCCGATCGCGTTGATCGTGGTCACAATCTCACCGCAATGAGGCAATCCCCACTGCGGGCCGACCGCGCCGACCAGCCACGCGACGGCCGGCAAAGCGATCAACGCGAGCCACTTGAGCGCCTGATACGTCTTGTTTGGCAGCAGGTAGCCATTGGTATTGGATTCGTCCATTCCACACCTCCTTAAAATTCGAGGCCGGTCAGTGCAAGACCTGACCGGGATAAATCGTGTACGGGGCACGCAACCCGTTGCGTTGGGCCGCGGCCGGCCAGCCGGAACCGTAGATCTTCCACAAGCTCTCGCCTGCTGTGACCACGTGGGACGCGCCGACAGTCCGAGCGCCGACGTTGGAGGCCGTGGAGCCTCCGTAGCAGACGCGCTGACCCGGCCAGATCCGGTTGATGTTGCCGCTCGGCACGCTCCATGCGCTGGCCGGCGTGCGGCCGGTACGGCTGGCGATCGCTCCCATGGTGTCGCCGGAGCTGACCACTACGCAGTAGCCGGTATTGCCAGATGGCGTCGTGACGCCACTGCCGGACAGTCGCCGGTTGACTATGTCCATGACCGCCGCATAGTTGGATCCGAGCGCCTGTCGTCGTGCGGGGTCGTTGCCGAAGTCGCCGCGGATGGTGCGCGTGGCCAAAGCGTTCAGGTCGACCGTCGGCGCGGTCGTTGGCTGGGGCTTCGGCTTGACGTTCGGCAGGCTCGCCGTGCCCTTGTCGTCGGGGTTCGCGTACTTGCGCCATGCCGCGCGGTCGCCGCGGAACTTGTTCAGGTCGAGGCGTCCTGACCAGCCGCTGAGACTGCCGTTGGACGTGTACTGCCTCATCACCTCGCCGCGCGCTCCGATGTTCCACGGGGCGGTCTGGTAGCCGGTGACGAGGTTCGTCGCGTACTGTGCGATCCAGATGCCGCAGTTCAGCTCCGTCATGCCGGCGACCTGCCAGTACCCGGAGTCCATCGTGTAGATGATGGGGTTGACGCCTGTCAGACGCTTGACCTCGCGCGCCCAGCGGCGCGGCCACTGCTTGTCGCCCCATGCCGTGTTGTCCTGCGCCTCCCAGTCGAGGATCAGCACGCTCTTGTGCACGTATCCGCGCACGTTGTCGACGAAGAACCGGGCTTCGGTCTCCGGGTTGCCGCCGCGCGCGTAATGGTAGACGCCGGTCTCCTTGCCACTGTTGATGGCTCCGGCGAGCTGACGGTTCGCGTCGGTGTTGACGCCGTTGGACAGGCATCCGCCGTACACGCCGCCTGAACCCCATGTGGTGCCGACGATGACGAAATCGGCCGGCACGGTCGCGGTGTCGATGCCGCACTGCCAGTTCGAAATGTCGTATCCGTCCATGTCGGCCATCGCCGCCGGGGCGAACGCCATGGAGACTGCGACGGCGAGCGCGGTCAGCGGCGTGCGCCAGCGTCGGCGGGGTTTCATGTGCTTCGGCTTGCCTTTGTTGAGGATGCTCAAATTCCTCTCCTTTCTATATAAAAAAGCCACCCGTTTGAGTGGCTTTTGTGGTTGGTGAAAAATATCAGTAGGGACGGTCGGTGGCGGCCAGATGGAAATGCACCAATGTCATGAGTGCTCCTTCCTTGTTGGGCCGTTATGCGCGGCCATGATCTCGTTGTGCATCTTCGTTCCCGTCCCGTTGCCGCCAAGCGCGCTGTACGCGCTGTATGCGTCATCGGCCTCGTCCATCACCTCGACCGGTATCGGACTGTTGGTCTGCACGTATTCACGGTGAATGCGGATGATCTCCGCACGGAGCAGAACACGCAGGCCGTGAATCATCGCACGCCCGTACCTCCATACCACCGCGACAAGCGTGACCGCACCGCCGCACATGGCGGGCACGAGCCATGCGACGATCTGATCGAGCAGTTGCATCACAGGCCTTTCTACTGTGGAATCCCACACGCCGACCATTGCGGACAGGCCGCGACGGCGTGTGGGATTTGGAGGTTAAAAGATGCTGTTGTCCGTTTTCCATGACGAGGTGTGGCTGCCGTCGTGCGTGAATTTGAGGGAATGCACCATGGTCGGCTACGAGAGCGCTTATCGACGGCATATCGGGCCACGGTTCGGTTTTGTGGATATGGCGGACATTACGGTCGCGGATGTGGAATCATGGCTTGCGGGCATCCAATCGCCGGGTGCGGCACGTAAGGCGTGGGCTGTCTTGCGGGCGATGTTGCGTAAGGCGTTGAGGTTCGGCGTGTTGGACGTGGACATTACGTTGCGCGTGCAATCGCCGAAGCAGCCGTATTATCGTGCGCCTGTATTGGATGCGAGACAGATTCGCACGCTGTTGCAAGGGTTTTACGGTCACCAGTTGGAGGCGTGGCTTATCTGCGCTGTGACGCTCGGATTGCGCACGGAGGAAGGCTACGGCTTGGAATGGTCTGACATTGACCTGCGTACCGGCGTCGTGCATGTCAGTCGCGGCGTCCAATGGGTTGCCGGACATGAGATCGTCGTGGACACGAAGACGGAGCAGTCCACGAGGGACGTGGTGCTGCCGCGATTCGCCATCCAGAGGTTGCGTGAGCTGAAAGGCAAGGGACGGCTTATAGGCGATTTGACACCGCCACAGGTGGCGAGACGATACGCCTCATGGTGCCGCAGAAACAACCTGCCATATGTTCCAGCCCGGAACCTCCGTCACTCGTGGGGCACCACCGCGCTGGCCGCAGGCGTGGACGTGGCAGTGGTCAGCCGCGCATTAGGCCACAGCAGCATCAGCACCACCGCACGCTACTATCTGCGTCCTGAGACCAGCGCGCTCAAGGACGCGCAACGAAAATGGGAGGCGACGATACTGCGATAGTTTTCCCTAACCCAGCCGAAACACAGGAATGTTCTGAAGTCCAAAACGTTCGATGGGATGAATGTATTGGCTGTCAGGAACCTTGGGGCAGTCACGATCTGGGTCGCGCAGGTCGGTCCAATCCGCACAACCGCAGAAGGCGTGGTAATCGGTACCGTCGAGGATGATTCGAGGCCTGCGGTGCCGGTGCGCTGCCTCTTCGGTACCAACAATGGCGTGTGGGGCATTGTCTGCGTTGATACGGGCGGCAACATCACGCTGACCCACAAATTCAACGACGCTGACGTCATATGGTCGTTTATCGACATCAGCTTCAGCTACGTCATCGCCTGAATGGTTTTCCCTAACCCCCAGCGTCTTGTACAACGCGAATGGGTGGAAGGTCACGAGGTGCGGGTCGATCATGGCCGTCAATGCGAGCGTGAAATTCGGCGGCGGCTCATGGGACTCGTTGAACTGCCCGTACACGGTGCCCGACGACCTCAGACCTAAAAAAGAGGTCGGCGTTCCGATGCTGGTCAGCAACGGCGGTAGCCATACTGGACTGCTTGTGGTCAATCCCTCTGGTCTGATACGAGCCGCGAACATGGGCAGTTCCGGCAGCAACGATAATCGAGTAGGCTACTTGACGTGGTTCGTCGGCGTCTAGGCTGGCATTGGGTCATCCGTGTACCAGACGCCGGTGCAGCCCGCGTAAGCATTGTTCGGATTGCCGAGCATGGTCACCTTGCCTGATTTTTCGCCGTAAAGGATTAGCGTGCAGTTTCCGCCGAACACCGCTATCGCAGTGTTTCCTCTCACCGGTCTGTAACCCTGTGGTATGGTTTCCTGCGCCGCCGCGTAATTCTGATCGCCGCTTCCATCGAATTTCACGTTTCCGCTCGCGAAACACAGGCTGCCAATGCGGTCGAAGCTGATAAGGTCACGGCTGTACGGCACTTTCCATGCTGCCGTGCGATGGGTTAGGGAATCCCACAAAGCATACCGTTTATTGAACAAACGCACTGGCGTTCCGGCAGTGATGCCGGTCAGCGGGATACGCCAGAGCGGCATGTACGCATCCGCGGCCCCGTTAAGAATTTTCGCGGATGGTATCGTCGGATCAACGGCCGCGCCATCGCTAGGAACGCCCTTGAACGCCACCAGTTCCACTTTTTCCACACCAGTTGACGTCTCGCGGTGATAATGCGCGCATATGATGTCATTGCGGTTCTTGCCGCTCGACCCGGACTGTATCGTGACGGTCTCAGGATTGGTGATATGCCAATCCAATCCCTGGATCGACGCGCACCCTGTACCGATGACGGCCTTGTTCGCCGACTGCATGGTGCACGACATCGCGTCGCCCCATTCGAACACCATGTCGCCGGCGCCGAATTTAGCCTGGTGGATTATCGCTTTATCCTCGCTGCTGATATGCGCGGTTCCGGCTTTGCCATCCACAAGTTCAATCGTCATGACTGCCCCTCCCTTTCGGCGTCCTTCACCCATTTCTCGAACTCCACGTCCGCTGTGGCGGCGAAAGACTGGAACGCCTTATAGCAGTCCCCGCAAAGCGTGTATGTGCTCGGCGGTTGGGCCGAAGCCGCCGAGGCGGATGTCAGATGGTTGACGTCGTACCATGATTGAGCGTCGGCGTTTCCGGATTGCAGAAACGCCGTTCTGCCGCACCTGTCGCACGTCAGTTTCGAATAACCGGTCTGCCTTCCCATACGGAAAGCCTCCTTCTAACTTGTTCTTTGATACATGAATGGGCCGGTCGACGGCAGTTCCACCCAGGTTCCACCGAAAGTCCCGGCAAGGTCGATGGCCGTTCCGGACATGTAGATGCTTCCGACCGGCCATGCGATAAGGAATATCTCCTCGTCGGTCATGCCCGCACTGTTGCCGGGAGGTCCCTTCGGGCCCTGTGGGCCAGGGTCTCCCTTCTCGCCTTTGTCTCCTTTGCTGCCGGTCAGCGTCGTGTTGCTCACGCATTTGATCGTGACGTCCGCCACGTCGACCTTAGAGACCGTGAAATACGTCAGGGTCTTCCCACCTCCGGTCAGTGCGAAGAATCTCTCACCGACCGTCGGAATCCTGTTGAGGCATAGCGTGTCCGCCGAGAACACCGATGTCGCGTCCAGATCCCATGAGCCGGAATAGGTCCGGCCGGCGGTCAATGCGGGCAGTCCCGTCTCTCCACGCAGTCCCCGCTCGCCTGTCTCGCCACATGGAATGCTTAGATCGAGGGTCTTGTCGCTGCCGGCGCCCGTCAATGTGGCCAACGCTGACGCGCCTGGCTGGAGCGTCGTCACGGATCCGATGGAGAGACCCGATAGGTACGAGCCCTTGACTTGGTATTTGGCGTCCGATTGCGTCCGGAATGATTCAAGGTCTGCATTGGCGACTTCCGCGCTGATGACGTTGCCGGCGATGTCGATGCCCTTGCCCGCCGTGTACGTTCCGCCGGACGTCGTCGTGACAGACGATCCCGATGATCTGCTCCCCGACGATTCGGTATCGTCCGGCTGGCCTACCTCGTATGTGATGTCGAGGATGCCGCCGTTGACCTTCGCGATGCGTTTGGTGACCTTCGCGGTCAGGCTCAGACCGGAGTTCCTGTCAGACACGACCACACCGTCACCAAGCATGAGCGAGTCGGCATCGTTCGGCAGGGTCACGTCGACCTTGCCGCCCGACTGAAGCTCCTGCAATCGTTTGCGCGTATTGTCGGACAGCGTCTGCATCTCAGCGCACGAATAATCGTAGACCTCTGCCACTTCGTCGACACCGAAAAGCGTCTGCTTCTGCGAGACCTTTCCGTCCTTGTCCGCGTACCATTCGCTCACAAGCCTGTTGGCGAGTTCCTGCTGTCCCAAGCCGATCAGATGGTTCACCGTCCGATGGCATGTCTCCGCGGTGAAATCGACTAGGTCGGAATCCAAGGTGCCGTCGATGGTGCGTACCGGCTGGCCGGACATGACGATGCGGTTGTCCTTGGCGGTGAAGTCCAATCGCATGCCGCAGGATTCCAGCATCGCACTGATGCCGGTGTAGGCGTCGACGTAGCGTGGATTCTGGAATTTGTATCCGGACAGGGTGGGGTTCTTCGTTCCGGCGCGCACCGTGAACACTTTCTCCAATCCGATTCTTTTGACCAGCGAGGAAAGCACTTCGGACAGGCTGCCGGAAACGACGAGGTAATCCTGTTTCGGATCCGGGGAAAGTATTTTCCCGCACAACAGTCCGGTCCAGCTCGTTCCGAGCCATGAGACGTCCGACGTCGTTCCCGATACGACGCTTCTTCGATCGGTCACTCGCCCTCCGATATCGGTGCCGTCGATCCAGAAATACCATCCGAGTTCGCATTCGGTTCCCGGAATGGACAGTTCGAAATCGTTCTCACTGCTCCCCGCCGCCCAATCTAGGGCCGCGCCGGCGGAGCAGCAGACCGGTTTCATATTCGCGTCGGCTAGGATAACGTCGACCATGGTGGTGCCCCCGAGCTTTCGTACAAGTCGAATTCGATGGTGAATCCCCCGGACCATGTCAGGATGTTCTCACCGGAGGGTATCGGCTCGAAACAGTATGTTCCACATCCCTTCCCGACTCCTCGCGCCCCACTGGAGAAACAGTCCGCCACATCCCCGTTCGCGTCGGTCACCTTGATGCTTTTCTCCAATGGCGTGCCTATGACCGTCATGTACCCGTCGGACGGCACCGTCACGTCGTCGAAGCGGTAGAGGTTCCCACCGACGGTGAACTGCGGGTTCGTGGCCTGTCCGAAGATCCTGCAGACGAATCCGCACGGGGAAACCGTGGGATTCGAAATCCGCTGGATCGTTTTGGGACAGGCCAGGTCGGCTGGCAGATCATATGGCATGTCAAGCACGCTTCCCGAATCCGCGTCCATCGGGGCGAACCGCTGCGTCGGCAGACGATGATGCCACAGGCCGTCGCACAACACGATCCTGAACGTGACGACGGCGAGCGCTGGGCTGGGTGTTGGCGTTTGCACGTTGGTTCCGACGATGAATGCTTTTTGCGTCCATTCGTTGTTGATGGTGAGTGTTCCGGGTGAGAGCGCCTCGACGTCCGTGTCGGCCAGTGCTTGGAGTTGGTCGAGGTCGTTGGGGTTGAGTGTTGTGACGGTTATGGTGGTTTCCGTCGCGGTTCTGCTGGATCCTGTGATTCCTCTGGTGCCGAGTGTGTAGTTCCATTGTGTGGATCTGATTTCGGTGAGGTTCGGTGTCCATGTTCGTTCGCAGTAGAGGTCGACGGCGTGTCCGTCGTGGCTGCGGTACGTCAGCGCATGCATTTGCGTATCATCCTTACGAGATCGCGATATGTGACGTTTTCTCCTCCGTCGTGTTCGGAGATGATGTTGCCGAGGTCGGCGTGCAGGCTTGTGATTGCGGCGACGATGCTGGCTGTGTCCACGGTCACTGACACGTTTTGCGTGTTGGTGGGTGTGAGGGCTTCGCGTGGGATGGCGCGCCGGTTCAGCGCGTCCATGAAGTCGACGCCGTAATAGCTGGTGGCGAGCGCGTTTTCGACGTATTCGCCTCGTGCGATGCGGCCGTTGTCGAGGTAAACGCTGTCGCTGGTCGCGGTGCCTGGCGCCCATTTCGGGTCGACGTAGCCGTTGAAGGCGTAGCCTCCGTTGGCGTATCTGAATTGGTTGCCGTCGTAGAGGCCGCCGGTGGCTCCTGTCGGGATGTTGCCTGTGGCGTTTTTCGGACGGTATCCGCTGGATGAGTATGTGCCCCCTGATTCGTCGACGTAGCTTCCGTGGATTTGGAAGTATTTGTCGGCGATCTGGTAGTTGCTCAGGTTGGCGAGCACGCTCATGGCGGGGTCGCCGTTCGCGTTGACGATGAATCCTTTGTCGTTGAGTTTCCATCCTTGGGTTTGGAGGAATTTGTTCATCGCGTCGGAGTTGTCGCCTTTGAGGTAGCCGGTTTTGTCGTCGATTTTGGCTCCGTTCGCGATGGCGAGGGCGATCATGTATTGGTCGCTGTCCAGGGTGAGGGTGCCGGTTTTCGGGTCGATTTCCACGTTTGCGGCTTGGGCGATCTTTTTCATCAGGTCGGTGTTGTCTCCGCTGATGGTGACGTGCTTGCCATCCGGTGTCTCCTTGGCCGCGAGTTTGACCTGTTCGAATTTGGCAACGGCGTCGCCGGTGACTGTGACTTCGATGGTTTTCGAATCCGGCGTGTTCTGCAGGCTGGCGACGAGGTCGTCGACCGCTTTGCGCGTGAGTCCGTAGGCTTGTGCGGCGGCCTCGGCTTCCTCCGGTGTTTTGCCGAGGGATTGCATGAGACTGGTGAACGCGTCGTGCGCCTTGTCGATGTTCGGGTAGATGTCGTTGAGGCTGTCTCCGTTCTGGGCTTGCGCTTTCGCGCATTTGAGCGCCGCGTCGGCGATGTCGTTCAACGCGCTCTGGTTCTTGCGTCCGGCTTCCGTGTTCAGGTCGAGGGTCTTGGCGTTCTTCCCGATGGTGTCGTTCGCGGATGCGATCTTGTCCGCAAGGTCGACTTGCGCATCGGATGAGCTGATGGCGAACCCGTAGTAGGTTTCCATCGCGTCGATGACTTCGGACAGTGCTCCTGCCGTGTCGCTGACGGCGTCCTTGGTCGCTCCGAACGCCTCGGCGAGGATGTCGTCGGCGCTGGCCGCATCCTGCGAGCTGGCCGCAGATTGGTTGGCCGCGTCGGCTCCTGTCAGGAGGGCTCCGGTCTTGTCGAGGCTTGCCTGGGTGGCTTCCTTGTCGGCTTGGGCGAAGTCCGTGGCCGCGGATTCGCTGGCCTTGTAGTTGCCTTGCAGCTCCGTGAGGCTTTGGGAGATGACACGGTATTCGTTGCCTGTGACCAGTTTGCCCTGGTCAGTGAGTTGTTTGCGATAGGATTCGATCGCCTTGTTGACCTCGCCGACGGCGTTCTTCTCTCCCTTGATGGCGTTGATGAATGTGGCGTGTTTGATGCCGACCTTGTCAACAGCCTGCCACACGTTATCGTATCCGCTGGTGAGCCTGCCAAGCCAATTGTCGGTGATCTTCGCCCCACTGGAATCGGCCAATGTCTTCTCATAGTATTGAGCCGCCGACGCTCCGTCCTGCAGTGCGGTCGACAGCTGCGTGGCACGCTCCTCGGCTTTCTGCTGTTCGGAGATGAACGTTCCCAGGACCATCGCGGCCGCCGTGATGGCGACGCCCCATGGGCCTCCCAGCAGGTCGATGACGCCGGAACCGGCCTTTTTCAAGCCGCTGAGCGCGGTCTCACCCTTGCCGAGAGTGACGGTTCCGGTGGCGATGTCGCTCATGGCCGCGCCCATGGACGAGCCGACCTGCATCAGTCCTTCGGCCAGCTGCGGGGCCGCCGTCCTGGCACGCTGTATCGGGTCGATGAGCATGGAGATCGCATTGCCGGCGGTGCCGGAGGTTTCCTCCAACGGCCCCAACGCCTTGTGCAATGCGATGGCGCCGCCGACCGCGGCGGTCATCGCGACCGCGCCCTGCTGGACCGGGGCCGGCAGGGACGAGAATGCGTTGACGAGCGTGTCCAATCCCTGCACGAGGTTGCGGAGCACGCCCTGTGAACCCTCGCCGAGATTGATCATCAGGGTTTCGAAACTGCCGGAGAGCTGTTCGATGTCGCCCTTGAGGTTGTCGTTCTTCTTCGACGCGACGTCGGCCGCGAACCCGCTGTCGGACACGGCCTTCGTCCATCCGGCGATGCCTTCGGATCCTTCCGAATACAGGACGTTCGCGGCGCGTACCGCGTCGGATCCGAAGATGATGCTCAATGCGGCGTTGCGTTGCTCCTGCGTCAACCCGCTCATCGAGGTCTTCAGCTGGCCGGCGAAGTTCTTCAGGCCGACGAACTGGCCGGACGCGTCGTATGCGCTGATGCCCAGCTCGTCCATCTGCGCCTGTGCCTCCTTGGTGGGGTTGGACAGGCGTTGGAGCATCGTCTTCAACGAGGTGCCCGCGTCGGATCCAATCATGCCGGCGTTCGCGAACGCGGACAGCGTGCCGACCGTCTCGGTCATGCTCACGCCCATGCTGTTCGCCATCAGACCGGCCTGGTTCAATGCGAGGCCTAGGTCGTGCGCGGATCCGACGGCCTTGCCGGCGCCGGCGGCCAGCGCGTCCGCGACCTTGCCCGCGTCGGAGCCCTCGAGGTTGAACTGCTTGAGTGTGGTGCTCATCAGTTCGGCGGCCTCGCCGACCTGCATTCCGTCGGACGCGGCCAAGTTCAACGCTCCGGACAGGCCGCCGGAAAGGATGTCCGTGGTGGACAGGCCGGCCTTGCCCAACGCGTCGATGCCCTCGGCCGCTTCGTTAGCGTTGTAGACGGTGTCGGCGCCCGCTTGGATGGCCGCGGCACGCAGCTTCTGCACGTCGCCGTCGGATGCCTGCAGGTCGGCTTGGATGGTGCTCATGCTCTGGTCGAAATCCGCGGCCATCTTCGTGGCCGAAACGCCCAAAGCGACGGCGGCCAATCCCATTCCCGCCATAAGATTCGTGGCGATGCGGGATTTACTGCCCGGCTTCTCCAACGCGGTGGAGAGCTTCTCCGCCTGCGTGCTCGCGGCGGCCATCTTCGTGGAATAGTTGGAGGTATCGGCCGACAGGCGGATCATGATGTTCTCGTTCAACGCCATCGTCGGCATCTCCTTCTTCTAGTTTCTCGGGATGAGGTTCGCGGTCTGCGCGTGCGGGGCAAGCACCGTGCCGGATTCCTCGTATTTGCGCATGGCGCGTTCTCGCTGGAACGTGATCCAGCAGGTCTCAACCTGCGCTCCGGCGAACAGCCGGTCCACCTTGCCCTGGTCGTGGCACAGGTCGACGCTCAGTCCGCACAACGGACATTCATGGAGTTTCTCGTACATGTCAAGCGCGCGCATCCAGTCGCGTTCGGTCTCATCCCATTCGATGGAATCATCCTCCGAAGGCATCCATCCGAGCCATCGTTTCAGGCTGATGCCGAGACGTCGCGCGCACCGCAAGTCGTTAATCAGGGCCGGCGCATGCTCGAGCCGGTCCGCTAGGCCAGCCGCGTCAACTCTTTTGGGATTTCGACCACCGGGGTGTTGAGCTCCTGCACGGTCTGCATGAGCGCATTGACTTGACTGTCGGTCATCGAATCGATGAGATTAGAGAACTCCTCGCCGGTGAACTCCACATCATCGCCGTCCGCCCATTCGGCGGATTCCATCATGAGCGGCGCAGCTTCCTTCGCGATAGCGGGAAGGTCCTTGACCACCCGCCCCTGCACGGTCCTGGAGTTTTTGAGGGTGATCTGCGCCCACTGGCTGGAGTTCAGGCCGCGGAGCGTGACAACGAGCGTCCTGTGTTCGACGCTTTTCAACAACGAGTCCAGCTGCTTGCGGATGGCGTCCTGCTCCTTGCGGCGTTCGGACGCCTCTGCCTCGGTCGAATCCGCCGTGGCATCAAGCTCGATGATCCTGTTACCGAGGCGCACGCTTTCCGCGAGTGCCTGCATGTCAGTGATGATGCGGTGTTGGCCGGTCGGGCGGGTGATGGTGATTTTCAATGTGTCTGTCCTTGTCTGTTTGTTGGTCCGTTCGGTTTTGGTGGCGCCCCGTGTCGGACGGACCTGGATGCGCGGGGCGCTGTGGTGGACTACTCGCCGCCCGCTGCGATGACGGTGATGGTTTCTTCCTTGCTGCATGGGTCGGCACTGAAGTTGATGGTGCTCATCTGGCGGCTGTTGATGCTGTGGGCGACCGGGATTTTGATGCCGATGGTCACGAGGTACACGGAGATCACGTCTCCTGCCTCGAACGGGGCGTCCACGGTCTTTCCTCGGCGGCGGACGATCCAGCAGCGTTTGCCGCAGGTGAGCATGTCGACGGCTTTGTTGTATTCCTTCGCGTCGGTGGTGTTGACGTTGTCGATGAGGTCCATGCTGCCGTCGGTGAATTTCTCCTGTCCGGGGATCTGTCCGACGGTCGCGGAGGATTCGCGGTCGTCGTCGACCATGTCCTGGCTGTGGGTGAGGTGCCAGCCGGTCGCGGACAGGTAGGGGCTCAGGTCGAGGTTGTTGGAGTTGTTCAGTTCGGTGACGGTGGGGTTGGTGTAGTCCTTGATGCCGGATTCCTCGACCATGATGGTTCGGAATTCGCCGTCTCCGAGATGTGCTGGGACTTTCTGCATGGTGTTTCCTTTCATGTTGTTTCCGGCCAGCCGACCCGCCACGTGAGCACGCGCATCATGTATGGCGTGCCGGTGTCCGGGTCGGTCAGGTCGCTTGGGTTGCTGCCGGTGTCCACGTCTCCGATGAGCGGGGACAATCCCGGCATGTCGGAGAGGGCTCCGTCGAGTCTTTCCGTGAGATGCGAGGCGAGTGTGTCGACGCTTGTCTGGCTTCGTGCGACGATGCGGATGTCGAGTCTGCCGATGTGCAGGTCGGTGGATTGGCTTTCCGTGTGCGTTCGGCTGGTTTCGGTCAGTCCGATGACGACCCATGGTGGGGTTTTGCCGGCTGGGGCGATGCCGTCCGTGTACACGTCCCAGCCGCGGATCTCGCCGACGAGCCGGAGGACGGATTCCCTGACCTTCAGGAAGTCGGTCATAGGCTTGCCCCGGCTTCCTCGACGTATCGGGCGGTGGTCTCGAACTCCTGTTCGCCGTGTTCGTAGAAGCGGTGGGTGCCTCCTCCGCCGTGGGCGCCTCCGAAGAACGCGATGTTGGCGAGGCCGCCTGCTGTCTTGACCGGCGCGATGTCCGCCTCGACCCTCATGCCTTCGGTTTTGATCTCGTAGGCGATGGGTATTCGGCGGAAGCTCGAATGGCCGCTCGACGCGAGATCCGCTTTGACCGCGGTTTTGATGTTCTGCGCGCCTTTCTTGACGGCGTTGGCCGCTTTGATCGGCGCGCGGACGCTCGCGACGGTGAGTTTTCTCGCCAGTTCGTCGAGCTCATGGGAGTCGATGCGCACTATGAACCTCCTTCCATCGGGATCTCCTGCACGTTCCATCTTCTGGCGGTGGCGTGCGTCTTTTCGGATTGCATGTTCACGAGCCGGTATCGGCGTCCGACGAGTGCCGGGTCGGCCGATTCCACGACGGTCGCCTCGTATCCCTCGCGCGGCGTCGTGGCAGTGACGGGAAGGTGGAGGTAGAGGCCCCATTCGGGGATGAACGCTCCGACTGAGCCGTCGCCGTTCACGTTGTGCTGCTGTCCGGCGATGCCGCCGGCCGTCTGCACTTTTCCCTTGCCGTCGTAGACGACGTGTTGGGACACGGTTTCGGCTCCGGTGGACGGGTCGACCGTGATCGTTCCTGGCGCGGTGACGCGTATCCGGTCGGTCATGAGGTTTTCCGCCCATCGGCGCATTCTCGTCAGCGTCCTGTTGCTCATCCCGTCACCTTCATCATGAGGAACGGTTCGCCGTCCTCGTCGTCCGTCCAATACCGGTTCATGTCCGTGTTGGCGGATTCGTTTCTGGTGGAGTGCAGGATTCCGAGGCCGGCGATGGCCGGGGACTGGTCGGCCACGAGCTGGTCGAGCGTCTCCTTCTCGCTGGCGGTCAGGTAGGCGCCGGCCTCGTCGACCTTCCGGCTTCCGCCGTCCATGGCGTCGTCGATCTGGCGCGTCCACTGCGTTTCCGCGTTCGGATTGCTCCACAGGCGGCCGGCGCAGGTGATGCACACGTCCTGCAGGTCCTCCGGCAGGTCCGGTCCGGACCATTCGCGCCGCGTGTATGCGCGGATGCGGTTGGATGCGAATCTGAGCGCCATGGCGGCGCGTTTGCCGTCGGCCGACTTCTCGTCGATGTCCTCGCCGAGCCATTCAGCCAGTTGCGGGATGGTGGCGAATGGTTCACGCGCCATCATGCGCCTCCTCGTCACTGGGATTCGGAAGAGGCGGCCGCGGCCGGGACGATGAATCCGGCGGGATACTGCTTGCCCTTCTTGGCCACGCGGGTGACGGGGTTGGCGACCTGGAAGCCGACGCGCATGACCACTCGCATGATCTGGCTGTCCTGCTGCATCGCGTTGTACACGATGGCGCCGTCGGAGTTGGAGATGACGCCCTGGTCGAACACCTTGTAGGTGATGTCCTGTCGGATGCCGACGATGAATTTCGACCAGTCGGCGGCCAGAAGCACCGCCTTGGAATCGTCCCAGCTGCCGTTGAGGACCTCGTTGCACGGGTATCCGTACAGGTTGGCCGGCTGCTTGTCGGTCAGGTTCGGCGTGTAGATGGGACGGTTGTTCGCGTCGCGCAGTTCGGTCAGCTCCCAGTTGAGGCCGGGCTTGCTGGCGAAGCCGTTGATTGCGTAGCCTTCCTTCGCGAGGGTCTTGCCGAGGGACGCCACGTCGGCGGCGAGGTCCTTGCCGGTGCCCTGGGTGATGGTGTTCTTGGCGTTCTTCGCGCCGGCGAGGATGTCATTGCCCCACGTGGACGGCTTGTCCACGCCGAAGATGGCGGCTTGGTCGATCTTCTTGCCGAACGCCTCGGCGATCAGCGGCTTCATGGTCTCGAACAGGTTGATGGACGCGTCCTCGCGTACGGAGTCCGGAATCGGGACGAGTACCGCGAGTTCCTCGGCGGTGATGTTCACGTCCTCCCAACCGCTCTTGGTGGTCTCCTTGAGTCCGCCTTCGGACACCCAGTACGCTTCCGGAAGGGTGGCGAGGACCGGCTGGGTCTTCTTCTTGGTACTCATCCTCATACGCTTCGCGCGGGTGAGCATGACGCTCTTCTCCGGCATGGTCTGGATGATCTCCTGGCTGATCTCGTCGGGGATGAGGGCCTGTCCGAGGTCGTTGCGCTGGATGCTGGAATTGAAATTGTCTGCCATTGTCTGCTCCTTGTATGGCGGTCAGTCGTTGTTGTCGAAGGCGTCGCGCATCCAGTCGGACGGACGTGACAGCTTGGTCGGGTCCATTCCTCCCGTGGGCTTCGCCCGGTTCGCCGGATTGCGAAGATCCGGCTTCTGCTGCGCCGTGGCCTGCGCGGCGTATCGCGCGGCGAGCTTCGCCGCCCTCGCCTCGATTTGCTCCGGGGTTCCCTCTCCCACCAGTTCGCGGTCTTCAGCCGTCAACCGCGGGTGAGCGGCGAGCGCGCGGCTCCAGGCGTTGTCGGCTTCGAGGCGTGCGATCTTCTGGTTGGCTTCGTCGAGGTCTCGTTGGGTTTTCTCCGTTTCGGTGAGTTTGGCGTCCTCGTATGCGCGGTTCTTGTCGGCGAGTTCGCCGTTCTTGTGTTTGAGGGTGCCGTTTTCCTCGCGGAGGTTCTGGATGAGTTTCCATGCGGTGGCTGGGTCGAACTGTTGTCCTTCGCGTTCCCATGGGGCTTGCGGCTCCTGCTGGCCGTCCGTCTGTCCTTCCGTGTTGTTCGCGTCCGGTTCGGACTGTTGGGTGCCGTCGGGTTCGTTCTGGACGTTGCTGTCCTGCTGGTTGTCGTCTGCCACTGTGGGCTCCTTCCTTTTGTTGCCGCCCGTCCTGCGGGCATGAAAAAAGCCCGTCGGGGCTTCCCGATGGGCTAAAGATGTGATGTTCGGCTTTTAGGCTTCCGGCATTGGCTTGAGGTTTCTGCGGACCTCGTTGGAGATGTACTTGTCGAGGTCCGTGTTGGCTTCCCACTGCGCTTCGCCGGTTTCGACGTTGACGAGGATGTATGCCGGCGGGCCGTAGCATCCGCCTTTTGCCATTCCCGGCCAGGTGTAGTAGTAGAGTGCCAGTCCGCCGTAGATTCCTTCGGGCTCGTGCAGTATGACGCCGTGATGCTTGGCGAATTCGTCGGCGGCCTTGTCCAGTTCGCGTCTTGTTTTCATCGTCGCATCGCCTTCTTCGGTTTGATGATCTCGTACGCGTGGTCCCTGACGATGTCCTTGTCGTCGACACGGAACATGCGCACGCTTCTCACATCGATGATATCCCTATCGAGGTAGTCATCCAATCTGGATATTTTGCCGTTCTGCGGGTCTATGACGACGGGTTCGCCTCCGTTGGTGCGTGCCGAGGGACGTTCGATGATGACGATGTGGCCCTGCGCATGCTGGTTCGTGTATCCGAAATGCATGCACCAGCGCTGGCCGATGCCGACATGCCGTTCGATCCTGTCAACGACATTGCCGCGGTTCGGACTGCCGACGGCGAGGATACGTGGATGCAGCCCGGTCGCGCGGTCCACCCACATGCTGTTCGGGTTTTCCGACAGTCTGTCCTGCGTTGAGCTGGTCCTCGCCCTGGCCTCGACGTCGTAGCCTTTCCTTCGGGCGTCATATGCGACGACGCACGACTGGCAGTTGGTGGAGCATCCCCACTTGTGGTCGGCGAATCCGGGATTGGACGTTCCCCTGTCGGCCTGCGTGATGCTCATCGACTTTCCGGGATGCGCGAGGACCTTGGAGAGTTCGGTTTCGCGTTTCCTGAGGACCTCCCTGCGTTTTTCGGCGCGTTCCTTGCTGATTTTCGCACGGTATTCGGGCGTGCTTCTGTAACTGTGCGAGTCACGGTAGTCTCCGGTCCTGCGCATGACCGGCAGAATCTGGTCGTATGTTCTCGCGGTGCCTTTGGGCAGGCTTTCGGCGGCATCGTAGTAGTTGTCGATCCACTGTTTCTCCTTGTCGGAGGGGTTCCAGTCGCCGTACACCACTTCGACGGTGCATCCGCAATGCGGATGGAACTTCTCGCCGTCCGTCTGGCGGCGCAGGGCCTTCTGTTCGCTCGTGTACACGGGGCCGCGGCTGCAGAGCATCGCGCAGAACGCGCATGGATGCCCGTCGGACACGCGCCGCCATCCGATGGCGCGCGCGTCCTTGGCGGCCCACTGTTGCAGGGTGAGGCGTCCTCCGGTGAGCACGGCCTCGTGGAACATGCCGATGAACAGTTCGCGTGCGGCCGCGTACGCGGCCTCCTGCGTCTGCCCCATGGCCACGTGCCACAGGATGTTCGCCACGCCTCCCCATTCGAACTGTTTCCCGGTTTGGCTCCGGTTGAAGCGGGGCACTCCGACCTGTATGTCGCCGTCGCCCGTCTCGGCTTTGCGGAAGCGAGGCAGGTATTGGGCGGCCGTGTCGGCGCTGACCTTCCACCATTGTCCGAGCAGGTCGAGCATCGCCTTCTTCCAGATCGGCTGCGTACGGTCGAGGTCATTCACGTCGAGGGTGTTGTCCCACACGCGTCGCATCTGGCTGTCCGCGGTGATGGCGAGCGCGACCTGTCGTCTGCGGTGCTGGTCGGTCAGGAGGGCGCCTTTAGCTGTTGATGCCATCGTATGCCCCGTTTCCGTTGAGTTGTCCGATTTGGATTTGGGTTGCGATGTCGTCGGCTGTGGGGTGTTGTGCGGCGTATTCGCGCCATGCGTCGGCTTGTGGCTTGGAGATGCCGGGGATCATGTCCCAGACGAGTTGGTCGGGGACGTGGAGCATTTGGACGGCTTTGCCGAGTGCGTCGACTGCTTGGCTGATGGTTCTTGTGTCGGTGTCTTCCCATTTGGGGAAGAGGTGGAAGTTGGCGGCGTCGTCGGGTCGGTTTTCGGCGGCTGAGGCGAGTCGGAGCGTGTCCATGTGGCTGATGCCGAAGGCGCGGCGGCGTTCGTTGCGTTTCGCGTAGAAGCCCGCTCTGGATTCCTCGATGCCGGCGTCGCCGACGTTGGTCATCTTGCCGAACGCCGTGGTCGGAGTTTGGCTGACGGCGGCGAGTTCCTCGACGTCGCTGGTTTTTGCTGCGACGATGTTGGCGAGGTCGGTTTCGGGGAGGCTTCCGAATTTCACGTCCATGCCTCCGGCGAGGACGCTGTCGTGTTCGATCTGGAGTTTTTTGGCTTCCTTTTCCGCTTCGGTCAGTCCGCTCATGTCGAGGCCGGTAGCGGTTTTGACTTTCCAGCTGTTGTAGTGCTGGGCGAGCATGCGGTCGTAGTTGTCCTTGTTCAGGCGGCTGGCCATGCGGATGTATGGTTCGACCTCTCCGGGCACGCGGCCCTGCAGGTCGCGTTGGTTGCAGTATCTGACGATCGGGCATACCGGGTTGCCGTCCGGTGCGGTCACGCCGTGTGGCGTCTGGCCGTCGAATTGCCATGTGCCGCCGGTCTTGCGCCATGTCCAGATGTTCCGTGAGTCCCAAAGCTGGTATTCGACGGCATGGTCGTCGAGTTTGCGGCGTCGCATGAAGATCTGCGGCCAGTTGTCGGATGCGGGGTCGTCGTAGAGGGCGATCGCGTCGCGGGGGCTCCAGCAGTCGATGCGGGCGTGGAGTTCGTCCGACGATTCCTCGCCCCGGACCGCCGTGTATGCGGTGCCGTAGGCGATGGCCTCGCGGTGCAGCGCGATCTGGCGTTCGCCCATGCGGTTGCGCTGCCATGGCTCCCAGAAGCGTTGAGCGTCCCCGGTGTCCTGCGTCTCGGAGTCCACGCCTTCCAGGTAGAGGGTCTGGGCGAGCGTGGTGACGACGAGGCCGAGCCATGGGGTCTCGCCCATGTCGCGCAGCATGCGGTGTTCCATGGTCGCCCCGGCGTTCAGGCGGATGGGCTTGGGGTTCCACCGCCACCAGCGGTCGATTCTGTTGAGTTTCGGCGTCTCGTTGTCGAACGCCGGGATGAGCAGCGTGCTCAGCGCTTCGAACGCCTGCTTCTCGTTGTCGTAGCCGGTGGTCACCATAGCTGTCCTCCTCCGCTTCTGGAGTTCCTGTTCAGGTATTCGCGTCTGACCATGCGCGCTCCGATGGCGCATATCGCGAGGTCGATCTTGCGTTTCGACTCGCGGCTTTCCTTGGCGATGCTCATGCCGACCCTTGTGGGCTGGCGTCTGGCGTTGAGCATATGCAGGCGCAGCCTGGCGTCGCCGTCGTGGGGGAAGTCTCCCTCCGCGATGTCGGTGTACGCCTGGTCGACGGCGGTGACGAACCTGCGTTGGATGTCCGTGTTGATCATGTCGAACATGACGGCGTGCCTGTCCCGGCCGGACGGGACGGCCCATGTCTTGAGCCGGCGCCCGTAGTCGCGGTGCCACCGGTCGAACAGGGCATCCCAGTATCTCAGGCCTGTTTCGGAGTCCAGCACGTGGCTGGGGTCGCCGAAGAATCCGACCACGTCGTACGCGTGGAACGCCGCGCGCACCGCGTCGTCGACGCTTTCCCTGGGCACGCGCCAGTCCTTTCCTCGCTCACCGGCCGGTTTCTGCCACAAGCCCAATGGTTTGACGAATCCGTCGGAGACGCGGCAGGCCACGAGCGCCGTGCTGTCGTCGTTGAGCGAGCAGTCGAGGAACATGCTGATGCGCTCACCGTGTTCGAGCGAAAGCTCCGGGTGTTCGTTCTGGTCCCATTCCTGGTGGGTGACGAACGCGTCTTCCGGCGCGGTGGACTGGTTGTACCATTTGCGCCGGGATTCGCTCACCGGGTTCTTCGGGTTGAGGATTTCCTTGCTGATGCGTTCGATGGACAGCCAGGTGCTGTCGCCGCGCACGTCCTCGATGACCTTGCCTATCGTGTCCTCGGTCATCGGACTGTCCGGCGCGGCTTCCAACGAGTCGTAGAGCAGGCCGAAGTCCATGTATTTCGGACGCTTGCCCTCGTCGTCGCTGTCGGGGTCGCCTTGGGTTCCGTCCCATGCCTCGCGCACCCTCTGTCCGACGCTGTCCTCGCCATCGCGGTAGGCGTTGCAGATGTCGAGCATCTTGACCGCGACGCCCTCCTCGCGTTTGGCCGCGTTGCCGGAAAGCACGCCGTCCATGTCGCTGCCGCCGTTGGACGAGTTCCAGTTCTGCGTCTCGTTGCGGATCACGAATGTCGGACGTCCGCCCTCCAACGCCAACGGCGAGCTGGTGACCGCCTCGATCTGCCGGCTGTCTCCCATCGCGTACATGTTGAGCTTGCCCAATTGGATGCCGTAGTACTTGCGTGTGGACGCAGGCAGGAGGCCGGGCAGGAGCTTCATGGTGTTCTTGGTCTGTTCCTGGCTGACCGCGCACACCTGCACCCACGCGTTCGGCTCGTCCCTGCCGACCGGATCTCCGCTCTCGGGATCCCAATGGTCGAACGTCAATGGGGCGAAGCACGCGCCGCATGCCCCTCCGGCCGCCATCGGGTCCTTGCCCCAGCCTTTGAGCCGCTGCAGCACGGCGTTGTCGTGCAATGGGCGTCCGTGGTCGTCCAGGGCCCAGAACCACAGCCAGAAACGCGCTTGTTCGCTGGTCCACTTCCACGGCAGTCCTTTGGATGAGTCGCGAAGCCAGTAGCCGCTCCATCCGAGGAACTGCCAGCCGAGCGTCACCCGCGGGAGGATCCACCCATGCTCGTCACGGCGCCATGTCGGTCCGATGAGTATCGGGTCGGTGTTCCATTGCGGCGCCGGTTCGTCGGCGAGCATGTCCCGATACCAGTTGGAGATCTCGCGGATCTCGCTTTCGCGGCTTGGGATGAACGCGGCGGCCTTCAGGTTGCTGCGTAGTCTTGCCATCAGCCGTAGGCTTTCTCCCATTTGCTGTCGTGCCATCGTTTGTTGACGGTGGCGCGCATCTGGCTGGATCTGCCGCCGTCCGCCGAAGCGTCCTCGGACTGTTCCTCGGGTTCCGGCATGTCGATGCGTTTGAGCAGGTCGGCCAGATGGGTCTCGTCGCGGCGCAGTTCGGGCAGGAGCGGGTGCACGACGAGCTGTCCCTGGCTTCCCTCGGTGGTGAGCTCGTCGCCAAGGGCCCTGCGAATGCGTCCGATGCGGTCGGCGGTGTAGCAGGCGTTCTCCAGTGTGCGGTACTCGCTTTCGGTGAGCTCCCATTTCGCGGTGATGTCGCGCCAGAGCCGTTGGCCGCGGCCGTTTTTGATCAGTCCGGCCGGCATACGGTGGGAGGCCGCGTCCTTGGCCATGCTTCCTCCCTTCGTAAGGTCATCCGAGTCTGTCGAGCAGGGTGAAAAGGAACGTGAGGTCGGCCAGTCTGGCCGGCGAATCGCGGAACGTGCGTCCTGTGACCGTGATGTAGCGTCCTTGGCTGTAGGCTTCGGCGTTCATGATGCCCCGCACCTTGATTCCGGCGCGTTCCGGCATCAGTCCCCAGATGTGCAGGCCGTCGCCGCCGGGGCTTATCTCGATCCATGTCTTTCCCTCGACCGGCGCGATGAGGCATTTGGCCCAGTCGGCGAGGTATCCGCGCGAGTCGTAGCAGTGGTCGAGGTCGATGCAGGCGATTCCACTGCCCAGCGCGAAGCCCAGTCCGTCGCCTGCGGTGGATGCCTCGGCCGCCTCGAACGTGCTCCACGTGTCCGGATCGGTGCTGGACGCCACGGCGCCGTCTATCGTCAGTGGGATTTTCGTCGTTCCGTCGCCTCGGACCACCTTGCGCCATCTGACCCATCGGTCGACCAATGCCATGCGCGCCGGAGGGTTGAGCTTTTTGCGGTTGGCCTGTTTCCGGCATGCGTCGGAGCAGTAGCGGCGGCGTCTGCCGCGACCGGTCTGTTCGGGGAACTCGATTCCGCATGTTTCGCAGGTGTTCATACTCCCCATTATATTTGTTTTTCTCTCAGAAAACGCTGTATACCAGTATTTTCAACCGTTTTTGTTATTTCGTGACATTAGTAAAAAACGTTTGTCCGGAAAAACGTGGAAGGCGTCGCGAAAAGCTGTGCCATGCCTGTACGTCGCAAAAACAGGGATATGCGGAACCATCTCGATGAAACGATGGAAAAACGTCGAAGCGCGAAAAACGGGACGGAGAAGCGTACGTACGACCTGAGTTGCTATCGGCGGTTAGGGCCTTGGCGCCGGCGGAGTCCTCCCCCACCGGTATCGACACCTCAGTCAGCGGCCGATCAGGCCAGGATGCCGTTCATTCGGATGCTTTCTCAGTCTCTTGTATCTTCTGTTCCTTTCAGCGCTCTCGCGCGCCGTCTTCGCCTTGTGGCAAGCATAACTCAACCATTGCAGATTCTCCAAGGAATGGTCGTCTCCAGGAATAATGTGATCGCAATCCGTTCCGATTCCATCACAATCCTTCGCATGAATCCTCGCTTCGCAGCGTCCATGCGCCCGAGCCTTGACCATGGCCCTGCGGCTCTCCCAATCGTCGGGCAGCCTGAATCTTCTGTC